CATATGATGAACCTTAGTTCCTCTGTGTGCGGCTGTTCTTGAAATATAGTTCGCAACATCGTTACCTACTTTTTTACGCCATTCAGACAATCCTTCTCTCTTACGAACTTGTAGTACAGTTGTAATTGAAGGAAAAATACCCCCATCAGGGGTCAGGTAAAATCTTTTTCGATTGACGTTTTTAGTTGATACTTCTGGAATATCAACAGGATTGTGTGTAAACATAATATAATCACCTCATAATTTTATAACATTATATACGATTCAGAAAGAATGTCAATAGATTTATCTAGATACTTGTCTAAAATAATCTCTACCACTTACTTTGATAAATCTTTTATTTGTTTCTTTCTTATTTGGATTTGGAATTGTTACTACAACATTCTTATTTGCTTTATACGCAGTTAATTGGTTAATGAGTCTTTCCATACCATTACTTGCAATATAATCTCTTCTGGCTGCGTTTGTGATTTTCTTTGCAACACTTCTGCGTTCACCTTTAGAAACCTGTTTGGTTCTTTGTTTCTTCTTACCCATTATTTTCACCCTGTTCTTGTTTAATCTTACTGATAAGGTATTCTTTCACCATACCAGAACGAACAATATCACCTAGTGTAAATTCAATATTTGCAAAGGATTTCATTCCTCTGATTATTTTCATAAAATGATGAAGTCCTTCTTTCTCAACACTTTTCTGTAAATCTGATTGGAAAACATCACCACAGAACATAATCTTTGAATCCATACCTACACGAGTGATAATTGTATCTAGTTCATGGAAGTTCAAGTTTTGTGCTTCATCAACTATGATGATTGCATTATCTAATGTGATACCACGCAAGAATGAAGTTGTAAGAAACATCATCGAACCTTGATTTTTTAGTCTTTCATATAGAATATTAAATGCCTGTTCGTTTGGTTGTTCAAACATAAACTTTACCATATTCTGATATGGTACTTGGAACAAGGCTGTCTTATCTTCCTCATCGCCCGGCAAGAACCCAATCTCACGAGTTGGAACTGCACTACGAACCAAATATACACAATCATATTTTGTTTCGTTTCTCAGTACTTCTTGCAGTGCAAGATACAATGTAATAAAAGTTTTACCAGTTCCAGCCGCACCATACAAGAATAAATTTTTATCATTCTTATATTCTTGAAAAGCACGTTTCTGATTGTCGGTGGCAGGATTAATTGTCACCATCTGGTCAATACGAATATCTTTTGCTTTTGCCATTAATTATTTCTCCACTTATGTCGATGTTTTTCTAATACCTGTTTAGTTTTTACATCTTTAATAGTTTTTCTTGCATACCTATCTGCAAGTGGACTATCTGGATGTGCATCTGTAACTCTACTTAAAACTTCTTTCCAACCAGCGTCAGTTTTACCGTCAATTGTACCTGTTGTTGAAACAATACCAAATGGTACTGGTACTTGTGAAATGTGAGGATTTTTTTCTAGGAGCTCTTCTCTACGAGAGTTACTAAGGAAGTCATCAAACTCCTCACCTGTTTCATTATTTCTGAATCTGTACGTTGGCATTATTAAATTTCTCTTCACTTAGTTCCTTAACTCTATTTAGGAGTCCGTAATATGCCTCTGTCATATCCTTGAGGTCTTGTCTCAACATTTCGTTTTCCGATTGTAATGCACCAATCTTTGCTCTAAGATTAGGCAACTCGTAATTCAGATTGTCCACCGTCATACCAATATGGCCTTTCTCTTTCTTTCCATGTTGCGAACCTACTCTTTGCAACATTGTAAAAATTACGATACGCTTGAACTGTATCACCCTCTACCATGCATTCTGGAAACGCCTGCATCGCCTGTGGAACTGGTGTATGCCCCATAACACTAGATGGCATATTCTTAGGTGGTTCTCTTAACAACCACCAATAATCTTTTGCACCATGTTCTTTATTATACCTATAGGTGTATTCATCACATAGTAGTCTATAATATGTATAGAGCATCATATAGTTTTCTCTACACATACGAACCCATTTATTTGTAGGATGATTGACATGGCCTGCAAGGAAAAGATGTTTATTCATCTTGTAGTCTGGATGTTTCCATCTTTTAATCTTACGTCCATTTGCAGTCTTTCCATAATATTCAGTACCATCCAAAACACGATGTGCCGTACAGAGCATTTGTTTGTACTCTGTCGGCATCTTCACAACGTGTTTATCACAGTGGTATTGAACTGACTTGAAAGGGTCTTCATCTAACCAAAATAAGTTCATTGTCTACTCCCATCTGTAAAATATGTGATCTTCAATCTCAATAGTCTTTGTCTTTGTCTTTGCCCAGTCTGGTGAAACATAATCTGCATGATAATGTGTTGCACCTTCTGTTATATCTAATATATCCATAGTACCAGAAACAACTCCTTCTGTCAATTGGTAAATTGAATCAAATGTTTCAGTATCATAAATCTTATCAGATTTGCCATCGCAATACCAACTGAACTGGCACTTATGTCGAATAGGTATCATTTCTCCTGTACCTTTCCAACTAGGACGATGTGGGCCCTGTTTGACAACTTCACAAATAGAGTTTGGAAACCTGTCATCATTCACACGATTTATAGTTACTGAAATGACTGCCATCTGTCCAGCCAGTGGTTGGTTTCTTGCCTCGTGATATACATTCTCTGCGAGACAAGTTGCTTCTACTCTATTGAACTCATCCCACTTACCTACAGTCATACTGTTAAAGTCTACATCATAGGCATAGGTTGGTGTCGATAGAGTTAGAAAAGATGCTAGAAAAGTTTCTATCATTGAGTAAGTATCTCCATATTAGTTAGTGATTCTTCAGAATCTAGTTTATGTTGCTCATCAACAGACTCGTCAAGTTCTTTCCAAGCCTTAGTTGAACGTATCTTTGATAAGAGCATCCTATCTTTTCTAAGTCGGTTCATAATAATCTTATTCGCCTCCTTATCAGAATACTCCAATAAAACATAAGCACGATACTGTGTACCGTTGGCAACTACAGAACTTTCAGAAACTTTGTATCCAGCAACATCTACATCTGCAATGATATTTTTTGTTGCTTTTTCTACTTCTGAAAGAATAGAAGTGTCGGTTGCTTCTGAGCCAATCTTTGCAATAAAGGATTTGGTTTGAGAACGAACCTTACCGTTAATCCTATCTGCAAGAGTTGTCTTTGCATTCAATACTGCAATATCTACAGTCAATTGCAAATCTGGTGTGACAGCAGTTCCTACAGAATAGATTGCAGTCTCACTAGTTGGTGGTTTCAAGAACCACTCAGGCATAATCTCAATCTGATCGACTACTGCCTTTGCTTTGTATTCGTAAACCTCTTTGGCCACGATACTTTCTGGTGGTACATTAGTCAATGTCTCCACAGTTTTGTTGGAACTGCAAGCACTAACAAGTACAACAGAACCAAGAAGTATGATCTTCTTCATGTTATATCCCTTCTAAAAGTTTCACTAGATCATCACGCATTCCAGATTCGGTGAACAAGTCACTTAATACTGAACCGATTTGTGGGTAGTATGTTATTAGAACAATACCCAATATAATACCAATTATAATCTTAAACATTAGTAACAGTCCGTTCCGCCGGTTTGCCAATTTGCATAACACTTCCCAGCCTTCCTATGTGGATTGCCAAAGGATATTGTTATACCCCCAATAGTAAAGCCTTGACTACTATTTGGTATATACTGTACCACAGGAGCAGGCGTTACGTCAATAATTTTTCTGGAAATAATTCGTTCAGTACCAACAGGCACACCTTCTTGAATTACAGTTGTACCATCAATTACAGTCATATCATTTTCTGGATTTGGTGGTACTTCCCATCCTGGCTCTGCAACAATTACATCTTTAGTAGTGCAGTTCATTTCCGTTTTTGCCGTCAAAACTTCTGGTGAAACTTCACTGATGATATTCTTTTTGGCCTTGACAGTTGCTTGTTCACAAGCGTCATTTTCTGTCATGTCAGGCCCAAAAATATAAGAACCCTCAGTGGGGTATGTTGTTCCATCAATTGTTATGTCCATTGACATAATACATTTTCTAGTGTCATCAACATATGGAAAAACCTTCTTATCCATATTAGAAGTTTTTTCTATTTGTTGTGTCCAATTTGTTTCTACAGTTTTATCGTATTCACATGGTGCATCTGCAAAGGCTGGGTGACAACCAGAGATAGATGCAATGAGAACACATGAGGTCAATCTACCCAACATTAAACATTTCTCCTATTCTATCACCAATACAATCGTTCCTATATTTACACTTCTGGTAAAGTTCAATAACCAACTCGGGCGTAGATACACAACCAGATAGTGCAAATATAATTAACAATGGACTAAATTTCTTCAAAGCCACAGGGTGCAACTTTGTATTTAGTATTTCCAACCAAAATTTGGTCACCAACTGAAGTGGAACGTAATCCCATTCCATCAACAATCTCTCCCATAACAGTTACGTCATCGTTACCATCTTGTGGCATCTTCAATGACCAACTGTCCATGATGTTCTGTGTCCACCGATATGCATACTCAAGTTTCTCATTGAGTGTCATACCCTCTTTGGTTTTTACGAAAGCGACTGTGGATGGTTTGTCCTCAAACGCTGTGTGAATGACTGCAACAGTCTGACTAGCATTGTTTTCCATTATATAATCTCCTCATTCCATACTAGGTTTGCAAATTTGTCTTGTAGACGATACGCTTCCTTCTCCCAAGGTAAGTCGTAATACTTTGTGTTAGGATTGACCTTGCGACCTCTCCAAAC